TTAAAAAAGGTAAGAAAGAACCTTACGAACTAAGCTTAATGATGGCACAAGCAACTAAACGAACACGTGAAAATTTAGGTGAAGCAGTAATACAAAATAAAGAAGTTGGTAAATCATTTGCTTATAGCTTAGAAGCATTGCAAAATGAAGCTAAGTTTCGTGGGAAAAATCCAGAAGAAATTAAAAAAATCATTGAAGAAGAACGCAAAGCCAGAGAAAAAGCACTTAAAGAAGGTACTACTGATCCAGCAAAAGCCGCACGTAACGCACAAGAACAAGCAGAACGTAGAATACGATTGGGCGCAGATACAATTGTTGGATTATTAAACGGACCGGTTACTAGTGCATTTGAAAAATTGATGAAAGTAATGACTGGCGTAATGAAAGGCATGGCGATTTTTTCTGATAAGTTGTTTGGTACTGATCTTGCCAAAATGTTTGAAACTCCGGAAGAAATTGCAGAACAAGCTAGTAAAAATGCACTTGCATTGGAAGAAGTTACTCGAAAAATTGAGCAAACTAAAAAATCCATGAACGATCCGGCTGCATATAAAGAAGAATTAATTAAACAAAAAAAATTAACAGAAGATAATTATATTGCGAAAGCGCAAGAAACTGAAAAAACTCGTGAGCTATATAACAAAGAAGAAGATGTTGTTAAAAAAGGACTTTTAAAGAAGCAACTACTAGAGAAGCAAAAAGAAGAACAAGCTGCAAAACAGGAAGCAGATACTGCCGCAATGAATATAAAGAATGCAAAATTCTCTATAACAAAAGAGGCTGCGGATAAAAAATTACTAGAATTAGAAAATCAACGAAATGAACTAACAACTAAAGGTAATGAATTAGATGAGCGATTGATTAAAAAAGAACTTGAACACGGTAGAATTACTCAACAAGAAGCCGCAGTGAAACGCAGAAATAATACAAGCGCATCACAAAAAGTAGCACAAGAGGCAACAGCCAAATCAGCTAGTTCCGCTGAGGCTGCTGGAACCCAGTCATCGGCTGAATCTAAAAGGTTGGGTATGTCTAATGTCATGCAGGGAATGGGTCAACCACCTACACCGGGACCTGGTGTACAAGTTGCAGGACCCGCAGTTATGCCATCTGGCTGGGGTAACGAAGGGCGACAAAGATTAAAACCAACTCCTCAACCTCCTGAAGGTTCTGAAGATAAGAATGCGTCAGCAAAACCAGTTGACTTGGCTAAAATATTAAAATTTGGTACTGGTTCAGGAAGTAAAGAAAATTTCGAAGATTTAGAGCCTACATTCAAAGATGCAGTAATTGCAGCCGCAACTGAATACAATGCAGTTACCGGTAAGATGATAATGATTAATAGTGCGAAAAGATCATCTGCTAAACAACAAGAACTATATGATGAAACAGTGGCAGCTGGCAGACCTGGATTTGGCCCTACTGGAATGCGTGTAGGTAAACCCGGCCGAAGTCTGCATGAAAGGGGTAAAGCAGTTGATATTCAAAACTATGAAGATCCGGATGCTGTTGCCGCATTTAATAAACAAGGATTATCACAAAAAGTTCCTGAAGACCCAATTCACTTTCAAGCTAGCGGTGGTGCTATGGTTAGTGGACCAAAGTCTGGTTATCCAGTAGAGGCAACATTTCATGGTAATGAAATAGTAGCGCCGTTGGATCCAAATAGCATTATTGCAAAAATGCTAACGTCTACACCTGATCAGGTTATGCAAATGGCTAATCAAAACTCATCTACTACAAGTAGTACTCCTGAAAATAATGGCTTGACTTTGGAAGTGTTCACTATGTTGGCTGAAAAACTAGATACAATGATTACTATGCTTAGTACATCGAATGATACACAAGAGCAATTATTAAAGTATTCAAGGGTATAACACTAAATACTAGATAAAGCCGAACATATGACATATAAAAAACGATTTGTAAACAGGACAGGTATTTCGAGTCCAATATCAGGTGTTAACAGTAACACTGGTGCGTGGAACGGTAGTCCTGGACAAAATGGCTCCTCAACAGGTGGCTGGAATAATACTGAATGGGGTTATAGAAACTATCAAAGTAGATTACCTGAAGTCTATACGGGTCACCCAAATCGTATTGAGCGTTATAATCAATATGAAATGATGGACGTTGACGCTGAAGTCAATGCATGTTTGGATATTATAAGTGAGTTCAGTACTCAAAAGAACGACCACAATAAAACTCCGTTTAACTTAGATTTTAAAGACGAACCCACACCGCATGAAGTAGAGCTATTAAAAACTCAATTGCAACAGTGGTCTAAACTAAACGAATTTGATACTAGAACATTTAAGATTTTCCGTAACGTTATTAAGTACGGCGATCAAGTATTTGTGCGTGACCCAGAAAACTTTAAGTTATACTGGGTTGATATGACTAAAATCATTAAGGTTATTGTTAACGAGAGTGAAGGTAAGAAGCCCGAACAATATGTTATTAAAGACATTAATATCAACTTACAGAATTTAACTGTAGCACAGAAAACAAACACAGACTTTGCCGCTAATCCAGCAACTGGTTTTGGTGGCACTGGTGGTGGTGGCGCAGGTGGTGGTTATACAGTACCTGCTATGCCATATAACACTACTGGTAGTCGATTCACTTTGGGTCAGAGCGAGTCAGCCATAGATGCTAAACATATAGTTCATCTAAGTTTAACGGAGGGTCTGGATCGTTTCTGGCCCTTCGGTCAAAGTATTTTAGAGAACATCTTTAAAGTTTACAAGCAAAAAGAATTATTGGAAGACGCTGTTCTTATCTATCGTGTTCAACGTGCTCCTGAGCGTAGAATGTTCAAGATTGACGTTGGTAACATGCCAAGTCATATGGCTATGGCATTCGTTGAGCGTATTAAAAACGAAATTCACCAGCGTAGAATACCATCGCCTCATGGCGGACAATCAATTGTAGACGCTACATATAACCCATTGTCGATGAATGAAGATTACTTCTTTCCAGTAACTGCTGACGGAAGAGGATCAAGTGTTGAAGTGTTGCCCGGCGGACAAAATTTGGGTGAGATTGATGACTTGCGTTACTTTAACAACAGATTAGCACGTGGTTTACGTGTGCCAAGTAGCTATCTTCCAACTGGACCAGATGACAATCCTACTCCTATGAGTGACGGTCGTGTTGGTACAGCAATGATTCAAGAGTTCCGTTTCAATCAATACTGTGAACGATTACAAAAGTACATTAGCCAAAAGCTTGACGAAGAATTTAAACTATTCTTGCGTTGGAGAGGCTTTAATATTGATAGTGGTCTATTCACTTTAGAATTCAATCCACCACAAAACTTTGCCGCTTATCGTCAAAGTGAACTAGATACTGCACGTATTGGTTCATTCACTGCAATTGAACAATATCCATATATCTCTAAGCGTTTCGCATTAGAACGTTTCTTAGGATTAACTGAAGAAGAAATTGCTAAAAACGAAAAAATGTGGCGTGAAGAAAACAACAAAGACGCTGATATTGATCCAGAAGGTAAAGACTTACGCAGTATTGGTATATCACCTGGTGATATTGATGCAGATACTGAACTTGCAACAGATATGGAAGCTCCACCAGAAGGTGACGAAGGGTTAGATGTTGCAGGTCCTGTAGGTAATGCCCCAACAAGCGGACCAGGCACGCCGGCTCCAGCAGGTGGACTAACAGCATAAATAAGTATATGAAATTATTTGAAATGTTTGAACCGGCTATTCCAGGTTATCAAGACGTAGAGTCTGATAATAGTAAACCTAAATGGAAAGAAAGCCGAAAAACTAAATTAACATTAAAACAAATACGCAAATTACGTAAGATGAATGATGTTAGAAATTATGAAAAAGCTCAATACTTGAAAAAAGTACATGAGCAATATGGAGTGCAAAATACACAAGATGGTGCAACTCCTACTATATAAATCAGTATCTCTGCCAAAAACGTAAAAAATGAGCACTTATTGTGCTCTTTTTTATGATACCCACTAAATAATTCTACAAAGCCATTCACATTCAGGAGACAACAATGGACAACAAAAAATTTGAACAACTTATTGAACTTATCATCAATGAGAACGAAGAACAAGCTAAAGCTTTATTTCACGATATCGTAGTTGAAAAATCCCGCGAGATTTATGAATCTATGATGGACGAAGAAGGCATTGAAGAAGGTATGGGCGGTCAAGTTGGTGACTTACTAGACGAAATTAACGTTGAAGAAGAAGGCATGAACGAAGAAGATGACGAAGCTGATATCGAATTTGATGACGAAGCTGAAGAAGAAGGAGAAGACGAAACTCACGATTTAGAAGCAGGTCACGATGAAGAAGGTGATTTAGAAAACCGTGTAGTTGACCTAGAAGATAAACTAGACCAATTAATGGCAGAATTTGAAGACATCATGGGCGATGATGGCATGGACGACGGTATGGACATGGACGACGGTGAAGAAGAATTTGCTTCTGACGAAGAATTTGGTGACGCAGAAGCCGCAATGATGGAAGCTATTGCATTGAAGAAAGTTTCTGTTACGCACGGTGACAATGGAGTTCAAACAAAGAGCCCAACATTAGTAAACAGCGGTCAAGCTGGAATGGACAGCAGACCAGTTAAATTCTCTGGTGCTAGCGAAACAGTTCCAACAGGACCAAAAGGACCTAGCAATGCATATACTAAAGGTGAAACATCTGTAAAAGATGCTAACAATTGGAAGAATGCTCCTGCACAGAACAACGCTGATTTAGAGTCTGCACCAAAGCCAGTAACTAAAGACGAAGCAGGTAAAGTACGTAGCCCAGTAGCTGAGTCACGTAAACCAGCAAAGCGCCGCATCTAAGGAATCTGAGAGAATGGCTTTGTATCTCAAAGAACATCTGACTTTCGACAGAGCCGGTATGGTAGTCGAAAGCTCAGGTGAAGGTAGCTTGAAGAGCCTTTATATGAAAGGCATCTTCATTCAGGGTGGGGTAAAAAACGCTAATGAGCGTGTTTACCCTGTTTCTGAAATTGAAAGTGCCGTAGAGACATTGAACAACCAGATTCAAGAAGGATATTCAGTTCTAGGAGAAGTGGATCATCCGGATGATTTAAAGATTAATTTAGACCGTGTATCACATATGATTACATCTATGTGGATGGACGGAGCTAATGGCTTCGGCAAACTAAAGATTTTACCAACTCCAATGGGTCAGTTAGTAACTACCATGTTGGAGAGTGGTGTCAAACTAGGTGTGTCTAGTAGAGGTAGCGGAAACGTTAACGATATGGACGGCCGTGTCAGTGACTTTGAAATAGTCACTGTGGATATTGTTGCTCAACCAAGCGCACCAAATGCGTATCCTAAAGCAATTTATGAAGGCATGATGAATATG